TGAGGCAACAGCATTCGCTCTGCAGCTTTTGGTGTCCAAGGCATTGGATGAAACCGGCCGCCCGCTGTTCCGCGCTGGTGAAATCGCAGAGCTGAAAAATGAAGTCCGTGATTCGGATCTGCAAGAACTGATGCTTGCAGTGCTCACCGACAAGCATGACGCGGAAGAGGTCGACGCAAAAAACTGATCAAGCTGGTTAAACAGGATCATCTGCTGCGGCTGATGATGCGCTTAGCCAGAGATCTTGGATACACACTGTTGGAGCTATCGGAGCGACTCACCTACGAGGAGCTGCAGCTCTGGGGTTTGATGTATCAAGTCGAATATCAAGAAGCGGAAGAGGCAAGCCAAAAGGCTAGTCGGCGTAGAATGTAAGGAAGCAGTTGGCGGATCATGTCAGTCGTAGCAAATGTTGCGATTAACGTTGATGCCGCCAACGCAATCCAGCAGCTCAACCGCGTTAAGACCGCCGCCACTGACGTACAAGGCGGCTTTAACTCAGCGGCAACAGGCGCCAAAGGCTTAGGCGGTGCATTGCAAGCTGCGCTTGGTCCGCTGCTGACGATCACGACGGCATTGACCGCCGTCAAGGCTGGGCTTGACACTGCATTCGAGCGTGGTGCGGCAGAGCAGCGCCTTAGAAACATCACGTCAAGCGCCGGTGAATTCAACGCAGCAATGGCGCTTGCGGCTGATACATCGGCAAAATTCGGACTGACGCAAACAGAGTCAACCAAAGCGCTGGCCGATGTTTACAGCCGATTGAAGGGCGTTGGCTTTGGCCTACAAGAGACTGGCCAAATCTATCAAGGCTTTAATGCCATCGCTAGAGAATCTGGATTAGTTGGCGATCAAACTGCCAGCGTATTTTTTCAGCTCAGCCAAGCACTTGGCAAAGGCAAGCTGAACGGCGATGAATTTGTTGCTGTTGCCGAAAAAATGCCGCAGTTACTGGATGCCATTGCGCAAACCACCGGCAAGAGCCGCGGCGAGCTACAAGGCATGGCTCAAGACGGCAAGATCACAAGCCAAGTCTTGTACGAGGCATTGTCTGGCGCTGCTGCGGCATCCGAGGATTTGAACGGCAAGCTGACCACACAACAGCAAGCTTTTAATAATCTGCGGCAAGTCACCGATCAACTGCTCAACAGCATCGGTCAAGTCTTTGCACCTGCTGTTGTTGCTGGCGCTCAAGGATTAGCGGCTGCTGGACAGATGCTGGCCGACTGGTGGAGCTATATCGGCAATGTCATTTTTCCGAAAGTATATGAAGCCCTGCAGCCCGTTATTACGTCGCTCAAGGCGGCGTTTGAAGACATTGACTTTGACGCAATACGGGTAGCAATTCAAAGCATCATGATCAAAGGCTTTGAGAATGCCATTGTTGTTATTGGCAGCTTCTCTAAAGTCCTTGCGTTTGTTATCGACAGCTTCAAGGCTCTATCACAAAATCCTGTATTTCAGTTCATCGCAGAGCAGGTTGGGCGCCTTGCCAACTTCCTAGGGCTGACCAATGACAAGGTTGACGAATTCAAGCAAAAGCAAGAAGAAGCAACCACGGCCGCGGCTGGAACCGTCAAGCAATACTCCAGCCTGCCTCCTCAAATTGAAGATGCAAAAGCAAAACAAAAAGAGCTAAACGCTGAGTTTAAAAATGCTAAGGACTCCTTGAGTGACCAGTCAGCATTAAGAAGCAAGCAACTAGACAACGAGATTCAACTTAAAGAAGCCAGCGAAGACACGCTTGGCGCTGCCGACGCAAGGTTGCGCAAAGTACAAGAAGAGTATGCGCAAAGACAGGGCGCTTTAAATTTAGAGATGCAATATGGCAAAATAACCAAAGAACAATTTAATATTAAATCTCAGATTGTTGAAGAAGAACGCAAAGGAGCCGAATTAGCCGAAAAAATAAAAACAACTGAGGAGATTAGACAGCAAACGCAAGATAAAATTACAGCGCAAAAAGAACAAGAAGCTCTTGCGACTGAAGCATTGGCTGAAAGCCAAGCAAAAGTAGCCAAGGCATCTGAGCAACACGCGCAGTTTGTAGAAAAAGCGCGCTCTATGCAGCAGCAAGCAGCAGAAATCAATCTGTCAATGGCAACTACGGATGAAAAACGATCTGTGATTATTGGTCAAATTAGCAAACTAAAAATTGAGCAAGCTAAACAAGAATACGAAACCGCTATCCAAGCCGAGGGGGCAACTGATTCCTATGTTCGAGCCGCTGCAGCATTGAAAGACGCAAAAATTCAATCGTTTGAATTAGCGGCAAATATGGCTAGGTCTGCAGCAGAAGCTGATCGTATTCGCAACCTAGGCGGCGCTTATGGCGGCAGGGAATTTGGCGGTGCTTATGCAGTTTCAAACGTCGCATTGCAAGAAGAAGGACGGGCAATTTGGGATGCTGCTCTCAAGAAAGCCATGCAAGCTCCGGTAAGTATGCCTCTTATTGCGCAAGGCATTCTGACAGAAGCAGAAATGCGAATCGCCGAACTTCAAAGACCATATCTACAAGCACAGCAACGCCAGAAATATGAAAGCTCTTTGCGTGAACTAGAGCAGCTTGGAATTAGCGCCATGGCGCCAACGCCTGTATATGCCCAAAGCGGAATCAGCCGTTACGGAGTCGGCGCTCCAAGCATGGCCACGCCACAAGTCAACATCACAACTGGCCCCGTCACTCAGATGGGTGGCACAAACTACGTCACGATGAGCGACTTGCAGCAGGCAACATCCACGGCGGCACGTCAAGGCGCCAACATGGCGCTGAGTCAACTGCAGAGCAATCCATCACTGCGTAGGACCATTGGAGTAGCGCGATGACGATTGGCATCGCTAGCTTTTTAGCCTTCAGGCAGGCTGACTACAACAGCATTGTTGCTCGCTATCAAAGCTATTGGCCTGGCCAGATTGTTGATAGTCATACGTTCTATCCGTTCAATGTCAACGCTATCGTTTCCAATGCAACGGGCGGTCAGCAGAGCCTAAGCGTTGATTTTGCGGCTAGCAATGATATTGTCAGTATCATTGAAACCGGTTTAGCCAATGGCTATTTTGTTGAGCTAAGCTTCTATTACTTCACGCTGACGACAAGCGGAGCACCACCAACGGCTAAAACGCTATTTGCAAGTTATATCGGCGAGCTAATTAGCGCAAGTCAGAATGAAACATCGATATCGATCCAGATTGGATCTAGCTTGAATCCCGTTGAAGCCCAAGCGCCGCCGCGTAAATTCACAACTACGCTGATCGGAGAGCCGCCCAAGATATGACAAGCAACCCGAACTACATCGCGCCACAAAGCGCATCAGCTCCGATCACTACCAACCTGCGCAAGGATGAGTTGGCAGCGTTGCTCACCGTTGAGCAGGGCGCTACAGCGCAGCAGCGCATTGCGGCAACCGGTAACTCTATACCGCTGGTGTTCTGCAAACAAACCGGTGGCGTTGGCGGAGCGTGGGTCACGCCGCCTGCTGTTAGATACGGCGTTGAAGAAAACGCCAACACAGGCGATTACTTTGCGTTTGGACTTGTCATCAGCGACGGGCAGATTCCAGCAATCGCCGAAGCTGATGTATGGAAAGGCCCTGTCAGGGTTAATACCCTATCTGGTTACGGAATCACCAACGCTTATAACACACTTCCTGCAAGTGGCTACAACTATACGCTGTCGTCAATCGGCCCAGACACACCAGCCACATCAACAACCAACACTGAAACAATCAACTATGCGGATACAAATGTAGGGTTTGCTTTTGCAGGCGATACTTATACGTTGACCGTAACCAACTGCACTAAAATTTCGTTTGAAAATTCTGATGTACGTTTTTCCGCAGATCCCAATGCGGCAGGCGGCTACCTCGCGAGGTGGGAGGCGTACTCTGGCAACACGCTTTTAGAAAGCAGTGACGGTACCTATACAGGCAATGTCAGCAAGACATATACGTTTGCCACTCCGACTACCTTTAAGTGGATCCGCACAAGCTTGCCAGCTTTTCCGGGTTATCTTGGCAGCTCATCTGGAGGCATAACCTATGCCACATACTCAAGTCTTGAATATACGCAAAAAATATCAACAACAATCACAACTCCGTTTGTCCCTGGCGCTGTCACCAACCTGCCGTTGTTCGCTGGCTCTGGCGGATCCTTTGCCGGTATGAGCACGCTTGCTGTTCGTGGCCGCTATGCCGTAGATGCAGAGACTGGTATCTACAAGCAGCAGGTGCGGTGTTTTGTCCGCAATGGCGTGCAAATTGATCGAGTGCTTGGGGGCAGCGGTAGCAGCTGCAGCTTCCCGGATCTTGCATATTACCTGCTTAAAAATGCAAACAAAGTATCGACGCAGCTTATTGACTTGCCATCGTTCCAAGGTGCTGAAAGATTCAACGCAAAATACGAGCTGTTCTTCAATGGTGTACTTGCTAACAGCGTTAACCTGCGCGATTACTTGACTCGCGTTGCGCCGCTTTTCTTGCTGCGATTTGTGCAGATCAATGGCAAGTTTGGACTCAAGCCTGTGCTGCCCCTTGATGGCGCATTCAATGTCAGCACGGCTGCCATAGCGCCGGTTTACGCGTTCAACGACGGCAACATTGTTGCTGGCACGTATCAGAAAGAATACATCGACATCAATCAACGCAAGCCATTCTGCGCGCTAATGACGTGGCGCGCACAGACGGATTCCGTATACGGCACACCGCGCACCAATGAGGTCCGCTACGCCAACACGGCTATCGACGGACCGTTTGAGCAGTACGACATGGAGGAGTTCTGTACAACCGAAAATCATGCCACGCTGATTGGGCGCTATATCCTTGCTAGCCGTAAGCTAACCACGCATACAGTGTCATTCCAAACCACTGAGCTGATTGGCATTCTTGCGCCAACGGACATCATTAGCGTCACTTGGGACTACAGCTCAAGCTTTGCTGCAGGCGAAAGCAAAACCATCTTCTATCAAGTTGATACAGTAACCGAAGGCGCTAACGGTATTTTTAGCGTGGAAGCTACTCACTTTCCGACGACGGCTGCTGGCGTTAGCCAGGTGGCCTTAGACATGCTTACCGGCATCTGATCATGACTGTTGCATCCTTCCCGAGCATCAAGCCATCATCACGGACGTGGACGCCAGGCTCGCAACCCGTTCAGTCCTTTACGGCATTGTCCGGCTACGAAGCTCGTGTGCTGCTTGGGCCTAATCCGATTGGAGCCACGCTGTCGCTCGGCTTTCAGAATCTGACCGAAGCAATATTCCTGCTGATCACAAACCACTACGCCACGGCCAAGGGTACATACGAAGACTTCGATTTGCCAGCAGATATCTTTGCCGGCATGTCGAGTTACAGCGGCGTAACACCATCCGGCTACAAATGGCGTTACTCCGCTGCTCCAACCATTGAGTGGACAGCGCCTGGCATCGGCAATGCCTCTGTATCTCTGCTAGCAATTAGAGCTTGAGCCACGGCTACAATTAACTAAAGACTCCAGTACGTACGGCGTATGGCTAAACAGTACACCGGCATTGACGGCTCCTTGCTGGTTGACAACGTGCAGGTGGCGCGCGTCAATAACTGGAGTTTTTCGGCTAACGCTGATGTTCTAGAGACCACGAGCCTTGGCGACTTTGCCCGCAACTACGTCTATGGCGTGCAGTCGTTCACTGGCAGCGCCACCATTTTCTATTACGAAAATGCTTCAAACTTGATTGAAGGTCGCGCCATCATGGATGACCTTCTCCGAACCACGCAGACGCCAACAGAGCCAACGCACACGCTAGAGCTTCGATTCTCTGGCGGCAGCGCCACCAGGGCTGTGCGATTCAGGTGTGCGCTTACCAGCGTGGAAATTGCCGCAACTGTCGGTGAAATCATTCAAGCAAGCATTAACTTCACTGTCTGCGGTTCACTCACAGCCGTGAATCTTATCTGATGGCTATCTGGATTGGAGAGGCTGGTGGATTACGTATCGGGCGCAAGCAGGCTGAGCGCGTCTATAGCCGCATAGCTCCCTCTGACGTCGATGTGGCAGCCAAGCGCTTTGGCCTGCAAGATCGAGTGGTCAACCTGATCACTGGCGATCGAGTTTGGTTTCGACGTGTTGACGAGGCTGGCGCACCAACTACAGCGCTGCTTGATTTTGTAGCAACCAGTGGTTGGACTGATAATACTAGGCGCAACGATGGTCAGTGGTATGTCAACGTCGACAGCGTAGGCGGCATCAGGCTTTTTGCTACTTGGCAAAAGGCGCTGAGCGGAAGCACTTCTGATGCAATAACATTAACAACGCCGGCATCTTCGTACCGCGTAAGTTACGAGGTCATGTCCAAAGAAGACGCATATCTGGCTCAAACAGTGAGCTGGATGCTCAATACAGATAGAGACACTGCGGAATACACAAGCCTTGGCGATGGCTTCCGGCAGCGCATGTCAACGCTTGTTTCCGGCAGCGGAGAGATTGACTGCTTTTTTGACACGACATGGCGCGGCGGAGCACCTGACTACCTTGGTACAGAAGAGTCTGCCGTGTACATGCACCAGCTAGCGCTGCGGCAAGAGATAGGGGCTGAATTTACGGGCGTATTTCTGATGAAGCGTACGGAAACGGTACCGATTGGATCATTGATTGATCCGGTTGAGGCTAGGAAAGAACTGTTTTATATAGCCGATTGTGTCATCACATCAGTAGCGACAGAGTTGATAGCAGATCAGCCGATTCACAGCAAAATCGGTTTTGTGACCACTGGACCTATCCGGCTTCTGTTTGATTTGCCATCAGGCTATCTGCTCCAAGAGCAAGATCCGCAAGATAAAGTGCTGCAGGAATCTGGGTTCGGCATTCTTCTGGAAGTTCCATCCTAAACTGGGCTATAAGCATCCGGTTTCTTAGCAGTGGCTGATCAGAAGATTACGCAGCTCAATCCGCTGCTAGCCGCCGATACCCAGGCAACCGTTGACGTGTTGCCAATTGCTGACGTCAGCACGGCAGAAACCAAGAAGATCACCGTTGCCGCGGTCGTCACTGCAGGTGTTGGCGCGATTGCAGATAACACCATTGCTGGTGCCAAGCTTCAAAACGATAGTGTCACTGCTGCGCAGATTGCAGAAAACGCTATCGGCGCGTCTGAGCTGGCAGACAACGCTGTTGATACCGCAGCTATTGCCAACTTGGCTGTTACAGCTGCCAAGATCGCCAACGATACAATCACTGCCACGCAGATTGCGCCAAATGCGATTGGGCTTAGCGAGCTTGCTGATGGCGCTGTAGATGGCGCAGCCATTGCATCCGCAGCAATCACAGAGGCAAAGATTGCCACTGGCGCAGTAACCAATACAAAACTCGGCGATGGCGCAGTCACCAATGCAAAGGTTGCTGATGGCACGATTGCGGATACCAAGCTAAACCTCGCTGATGGCTCGATCAACGGCGCCAAGCTTGTTAGCGCATCTGTAACTGCAACTCAACTTGCCAGCAATGCCGCGACAACAACAAAGATTGCTGACGGAGCAGTTACAACTGCCAAGCTGGCGGCTGGCGCTGTAACCGCAACTCAAATTGCCGCGGATACCATCACGGCGGCGCAAATTGCAGCAGATGCCGTAGGAAGCAGTGAGCTTGCCGACAATGCCGTTGATACAGCAGCAATCCAGGATTTAGCGGTTACGACAGCAAAGATTGCTGATGACGCGGTAACTGCGGCGAAGATTGCCGCTGGCGCCGTCGGTGCATCTGAGATTGCAGACGGCAGCGTTGGCGCATCTGAGCTGGCTAGTGATTCGGTCACTACCGCAAAGGTTGCAAATGGTGCGGTCACAACTGCAAAGCTTGCTGCAGGCGCCGTTGACGCAACCGCACTGGCATCGAATGCGGTCACCACTGCCAAAGTCCTTGACGGCAACATCACTGCCGCCAAACTTGCCAATGATCTAGATGGCAGCGAGTTTCTTGCGCAATCCGCCAACACGGTTCTGGCTGGCCCGGCTGCTGGCGGCAGCGCTGTTCCGAGCTTTAGGACGCTCACGCCATCAGACATCCCGCTGCTAACGGCAACTCAGTTGCCGATTGCGTCTACATCTGTCCGCGGCACTATCTCTGTCGGCACTGGGCTTTCGGCTGATGGTGCTGGTGTGCTCAGCATCTCCAATACCGTCACCGGCGCTACTGCCACGAAGATCACGTATAACAGCAGTGGTCTAGTCACAGGATCAAGCAACCTTGTCGCTGCTGATATTCCTTCGCTTGATACCAGCAAGATCACGACCGGTACGTTCAGTGCGTCATTGATTGGCTCTAGCGCTATTACAGCATCAAAGCTTGCCGATCAATCCACCGTGCTGTTCGGTGGCGCCGTCGATACCGGCGGTAATGTTGTGTTCCCTACGGCATCATTCAAAGGTCAGTATTTCTACGACGAGATTAACCAAGATCTTTATATCTGGTCAGGTTCGGCATGGCTGCCGGTAACAATCATCTCCGGCGAGCTGATTTACGCGGGCATATACAACGCTGCAATCAATCAAGTTGCATCAGTAACCACTGCTGGCGCCGCAGTGGGCCTGTCTGCTGGTGTCGCGCTACCTGCGGCGTCAAGCACCAATAACCGGTATTACCTCGTTGTGTCGGACTCCGGCACCGGAACCGGCAATGCACCGGCAGAAGCCCTGGCGCCGCCGGACATGATCCTGTCAAACGGCACAAGCTGGGATCTGATCGACGTTTCAAGCGCCATCGGTTCGCAGATCGCCACCAATGTCAGCTTTGCGCCTGCAGGCAATATCCTCGCCACCAATGTCCAGCTTGCAATCCAAGAGCTAGACAGTGAAAAGGTCGCCAAAGCAGGCGACACGATGACCGGCAGCCTGACGCTCAACAATGCCAACCTGATCTTTGAAGGCAGCACAGCCGACGATTACGAAACAACGCTCACCGTCGTTGATCCAACTGCTGACCGCACGATCACGCTGCCGAACCAAAGCGGCAATGTACTGGTCTCCGGTAATGCCAGCATTATCAATGCAGACATCTCGGCAACTGCTGAGATTGCCGTTAGCAAGCTGGCAAACGGCACTGCACGCCAACTGCTACAGACTGCATCCGGCGGCACCGACGTGGAATGGGCCAGCAACATTGATATTCCCGGAACGCTTGATGTAACTGGCGTCGCCACATTTGACAGCACTGTGGCAATCGGCGCGGGCAATCTGAATTACAGCGACGGCACTTATTAAGCTGTAAGGGTAACTTCCGGCCGGTAGGCGTTAAGGAATGACCATCCAGCACCTGCGTAGCAGCACTGCCAATAAGCGCCCGACTCCCGCAGCAATGTCCGATGGGCAGCTTGCTGTTAACACCAATACGGCAAGCCCTGGGCTGTTTTTCAAGGATTCCGCAGGTGCGCTGATCAAAGTTGGCCCGGTGCACGTCGGCACCACGGCACCAAATGCCAGCCCTGCTAGTGGCGGCGAAACCGGCAACACCGTAGGCGAGCAGTGGCTGGATACTACCGGCGGCACTTACGTGTTCAAGGTGTGGGATGGCAGCGCGTGGCGCAGTGAGTCCGGCACGTTCGTGGACGTCAACGGCGACGTGATGACCGGCGCGCTGGTAATGGATAACCAGCAGCAGGTTCGTTTCCGAGAGACGACCGCTAACGGGACTAACTTTATTGCTATTCAAGCCCCGGCATCTGTTAGTGCGGACCGCACCTTGACGTTGCCCGACGTAACGGGAACACTGGTTAGCACAGGCGATACTGGCAGTGTTACCTCAACGATGATCGCCGACGGCACCATCGTCAATGCCGACATCAATGCAAGCGCGGCAATCGCGGGCACCAAGATCAGCCCGGACTTTGGCAGCCAGAACGTCTCCACAACAGGCACGAGCACATCTGCCAGCTTCATCCCCACTAGCAGTACCCCACCCGCTAACGGGGTTTATTTACCTGCCGCAAATAGCGTAGCCATCAGCACTAATGGCACCAAGCGTATTGAAATCCAAGCCGATGGCGACATTGATATCGACAACGGCGGCGTGTTCTATGACGCTACCAATAACAGACTAGCGATTGGCACTACTGGGCCCATTGCGACTTTTGACGTTAAACCAAGTTCTGATCGACACGTTCTTGTAACCTCCAGCGCTACTTATGCAAGCAACGGCATTGTTGCTACCAATGACGCCGGTAGTGAGATCGCTCTGGGAATAGGTGGCACGCCTATCCAATTCTTTACAGGCGCCACCGAACGCGCCCGCATCGACAGCTCCGGCAGGCTCCTAGTGGGCACGTCTAGTGCGCGTAGCAATTTCTTTAATTCAACAGTAAGTAGTGCTGTTCATATTGAAGCTTCTACGGATAGCGGTCGTTTCATTTCTCTGGTAAACAGCGGTTCAGGTGGAGGCAGTGGTGGCGGAATTATTCTGGGTGCGTCTGCAGGGACAAACGGACTTGCTACAGGCGAACTTGGAATTATCTCGTTCCAAGGAAATGACGGCGCCGAATTTGTAGAAGGCGCTCGCATTGAAGCAATAGTAGATGGCACCTCTTCGGCAAATGACATGCCAGGCCGCCTAGTGTTCTCCGTTACGGCGGATGGGGCGTCATCACCTACCGAGGCAGTACGCATCAGTCAGAACAGGGTTACACAATTCCAAAACGACATTATTCCTGGTACTGATAACGCCTATCAAGTCGGGCAATCTGGCAGGCGTTGGTCTGTTATTTTTGCTGGCACTGGCACCATCAACACCTCCGACGCCAACCTTAAGCAAGACATAGAAGATCTTGAACAGGCCGAACTTAACGTCGCCACGACAATCAAGGGGCTCATTAAGAAGTTCCGTTTTATTGATGCTGTTGCAGGCAAAGGCGACGACGCCCGAATTCACGTTGGTGTGATTGCCCAGGAAGTTGAGCAAGCGTTCATTGGCGAAGGACTTGACCCTCGACGTTATGGTCTGTTCTGCGAAGACACACTCGAAGATGGCAGTAAGCGCCTTGGCATCCGATACGACGAGCTGCTGGCGTTTGTCATTGCTGCGCTGTAGTAGTCCTACTCACTGCGAGGGCTGGCGAACTTGTAACCAGCCCTTACAAGTTGAACTATCTGGAATTTCCAGATAGTTGGGCTTGGTCTGCTCTTATAGTGGTGGGGCAGCGAGTTTGCACCTCCTGCCCCTGGCCACAGTTCCCTAGAAACCATGACCCAAGAAGAATACCCATTCAGCGTCGCGGCGGTAAACCCATACACGGGTAGCAGCATTGTCCTCCGTGGATCAACGGAAGAAGTGATCCGTGTTGACCAAGAAGGCTTTCACTACAACGGGCAATTCATCGCTGATGCTGGTGAAGCGCATCGGCTGATGGTTGCGTTTCTGGAGCAGAACACCGCTCAGCCCGAGCAAAAGGGGCCGACGGATGAGGAGTTGTGGGAGTTATACGACGAACGATCTGGAGAGCCGGAAGATTGGCCATGGATACGCGATTACGCTCGCGCGGTCCTCGCCCTCTGCAAAAAGTAGTCACCTCATTACTTGTATGTCTAGTCGACTTTGGAAACCGGTTCTCGTTGGGTTTTTCGCTAATCCTGTTTTGTGGTGGGCGCTGCACCACCTCGTGAGCCAGTAGTCATTACCACTTCTATGTCTGAACTTTCACCCCAAGCTCAAGAGGTGTTCTGGGCGTTTAACCAAGCAGCCAGCGGCAAGCCTGATGACTGGCACTATCTGCCTGCCATTGCCGCCGCCCTGCGAGCTGCTGCGGATCACTGCCACTCTCAAGAAATCCGCGAAGCGGACCATACAACACGGCGATGGATCTGCGTTGACGATCTGCTTGCTACCGCCTCCGAGCTTGAAGCCCAGTAGTCACCTTCACTAGGCGGGCAACCGGCCTACTCAACAGGTTGCAACCCTACTAACCTGCTACTGAACACGGTTCTTACCATGACCACCAACTTTGTTTGGGGTATCAACACCCTCGAGCGCGAAACCGACGATGGCTTCGTGTTTACCGCTCACTACACCGTGAACGCTGATGACGGCACCTACACCAGCGGCGCCTACGGCAGCGTCGGCTTCGAGCGCCCCGACAATTTGATTCCCTACAGTGACCTCACGGAAGACACCGTGATCGGCTGGGTCAAAGAAGCCCTCGGCGGCGACGAGAAAGTCGCCGAGATTGAATCCGCTCTCCAAAGCCAACTGGATGAGCAGCGCAACCCCACCAAGGCAGCCGGCGTGCCCTGGTGAATAGTGGTTGGCCGGTGGTGGGTCCTCGCGCGGTGTCCACCTGTTGCCCGCAGCCGGCCTCTACGGGAACGCCTAGATCTCAGAAAGGTCTAGGCGTCAATCCTAGCTGGTAGCTAAGCTGTTTGCATGATCGAGCTGATCGCTGCTGTTGCCGGGGCCTCGATCTCCGTTGCCGCAATGGGGGCAATGGGCTTTAGCCGCCGCAATGATGAAGCGCGAGATGCGGTGATTCGACTGACCAGCGCCGTAGAACACATTGCAACACAACTTGAAGTATTGCACACTGACATCAAAGAAGATCGAAAGGAAACCTTTACGCGGCTGAATACCGTAGAACAAAGGGTATCTAAGCTAGAAGCACAACCGCGGAGCCGCTAACCATGGATCGCCTTGCTGATTACGTTGCTTTAGCAGTTGCCATCCATGGTGTTGCGTTGATTGTGGTCAACTTGACGCCAACACCAAAGGACAACAAAGCGCTAAGAAAAACTGCCAAGCTTGCGGTCAAGCTTTATAGGGCTATTGAAGTGCTTGCTGGTGTTGTCACTCCACTGGCCAAGCGATGATCAAGCTATCTGATCTGTTTAAGTATTACAAGCACGGCACGCCACATCAAATGGCTGCCATATCCGAATTGGAGACAGAGCTATTAAAGGTTGCGCCGCAGGTTTTTAGCAAGGATCAGCCGTGGTACAAGACATGGCAGGCTGGTGGCAAGCTGCATAATTATGACTCAGCCATAAAGCTCATTAAAGAGTTTGAGGGCGTGCATCTCAGTGCTTATCCTGATCCGCTGCATGGATGGGATGTAGCAACCATTGGCTATGGCACAACGCGCTACCCAGATGGCCGCAAGGTGCAGCGCGGTGACAAGATCACCGTGATTGATGCTGATCAGTTGCTGACGCTTGAGGTTGAGCGCATCGCCGCAAAACTACGCAACAGCGTGCCGTTTTGGAATGAGATGACGGGCAACAAGCAATGCGCGTTGATCTCCTTTGCTTATAACCTTGGCGTCGGCTTTTACGGCAGCACTGGATTTGAAACCATCAGCAAATGCCTTGCCGGCAAGGATTGGGCGGCTGTGCCATCGGCTATGGAACTGTATTGCAACCCAGGTAGCGCCGTAGAAGCCGGGCTCCTGCGTCGTCGTCGCGCAGAAGGCCGGCTGTGGACTGGTGAGCAACAGCAGGATCCCGCCAAACTGTCGCCCAATAGTGCATTCACCGCACGCATCACGCCGCACATACAGCTTGGTGAGTTTGCGTTGTTTCAAGAGGCACGGCGCTTTGATCATCAATATCAGCTCGACACAGCAGCAGAGTTAGCCGCATTCCTTGAGCGTGCACGCGTCAAGTTTGGCGGCAAGCCTGTAGTCATCACCAGTGGATACCGCCCGCGTGCCATCAATGCAGCGGTAGGCGGCTCCAGTGGCAGCGAGCATCTATACGATGCACCTGATGTTGGCGCTGTTGATTTCTACATCCGTGAAGTCAACATCAATCACGTGCAAGATTGGTGCGATGCTAATTGGCCGTACAGCTTGGGTTATGGCGCACCAAAAGGATTTGTGCATCTTGGAATGCGCCGAGGCAGGCCAAGGGTACGATGGGACTACTGACTCCACTGCGTGGATCACTGTATTGATGGCGCAAACCTCATCCCAAAACGCAGTGCAAAACTTAAATTTAGGCAGCAAATCTTTGAAGCATGGAACCATCAATGCGCTTACTGTGGGGAAGCAGCTGACACGTTAGATCACGTCAAGCCGCGCCATAAAGGTGGCGCCACTGTAACAACTAATCTCGTGCCAGCTTGTAGGCCGTGCAATCGCCGCAAAGGAAGCGAAGAATGGCAGCAGTGGTTTAATCAGCAGGATTCTTATCTGCTTGATCGCGAGCTTGCTGTCCTGCACTGGATTCAAGCATCTGATGATAGAACACCTTAGCCTGCCATTCTTGCTGGTGATCTTTACACATTCCCGCTAGACATACCCTCCAAATGTTCCCGACTTTCTGTATCGTTGGCGCCAAGTGGAGTACCTGCCAGCGGGTTGCCTATCAGCATACGAAGGCGGCTTATGCCACGCCTTTGTATTTCGCACATGCGTGCACGTGATAAGCCCATGCGCTTCTCTAGATCATTCCACGGCACCGGATTGCGACTATTACGGGCATAGATAATTTCACGTGTGCGATCATCTAAATGCTCATCGCAATAATCGCGTACAGTTTCAAGCTGCCAATCATATTCAACGTCGTACTGCCTTTGATCGGCGATGATGTCCAAGATGTTAGATGACTCATCTTGCGCAGGCTTATCAAGGCTTGTGACCCGATAAGCCTGTTGCAATGTGTCAGATATCATTTTAGGAGTCACATCAAGCACTGCTGCAAGTTCCGCTATGGTCGCGGTGCGCCCGTGATCCTGCGCAAATGCCTGTGCTGTTTTATTTAGTTTGATCAGCATTTCATGCACGCCAAGCGGCAACCTGATGATTGGGTCGTACTGAATCAATGCGCGCCCAATGGATTGGCGAATCCACCAGTAGGCATAGGTGCTGAACTTGTAACCGCGGCTGTAATCAAACAGCTCAACGGCACGCGCAAGGCCGATGTTGCCTTCTTGAATCAAGTCCAGCATGTCAAGCGTTTGCGTGTTGCGCTTGCTGTACTTGCGTGCGACATGCACCACCAGCTGAAGGTTGGATTGCATGAACTTTTGCCTTGCGCGTTCGCCGCTACGTAGCTCACGGCGTTCTTGTGTTGTTAAAGGTCTTTCAAGATCCTTTAATTCTCTCCACTTTGCGACGCGGCGGCCAAGTTGTATCTCTTGTTGCGGCGTTAGAAGTGGATACCGCGCGATACTGTTTAAGTAGTCGCCAATAG